TCGTAGATCTTCTGGTCGGAATTGTCTACGACTACTATCTCTCCATCGAAGTCGACTGTCTTCAGCATCTCTATCGCGTTGTTGATAGTGATGTTGAAAACGACTATGTCGTTACGGTTGGAGATGATTATTGAAAGTTTCATATACTCCAAGGCCTATTTTTCATAAGTTCTGGGAAGCTATATTTCTGACGCTCGGCCAGCCACTCGTGTTCGGCTTTGCCCAATTCTATCGCTTTTGGCCAGAAGTGTTCGATATCGAGTTTGTGGATTATCTTTAATCGTTTCTTGGCTAATCTAACTTGCCTCAGTCCTTCCTCTTCACCAGCCAAGATGTACAGTGCGAGGAGTATCCCGAAGCCGACTGGGAAGTTTCCACTTGACTCGTAGGTTCTGCGTACAGTCTGACCAGTTTTGTATACTTCTCTATTGTAAGGCCCTATATGGATGACTGGGTCTGTGTGAATGTACCAGTTTTCGTACCCTAACATCCATCCCTTTATTTGTTGTAGTAGTTCTGCACCACCCCAGCTTATGCTATGCTCTGCGTGTGAGCCGTATCCTTGTAAAGTGTCTAAGTACCACTCACGTCTGCAGATCCAAGGCATGAATTTCCAGAAAATCTTCTTATCATGGTCCAGTGTTCCAGTGTTAAGGAGGCGCGCGTAAGGAGAGCCTTCCTTAGTTGGGTGCATCTCTTGGCGTAACTGGCCTGGCCCATCCTTCGCCCATCTCATAGGTGGGTGACCAAAGCCGATATCTGGATGATCGTGCATGAATTCTATGGATCGACCTAGCGTTCTATTGCCTATTAACACGTGAGAGTCGATACAGAAGATGAACTCTCCTGCGGACTCTCTTGCAGCTATCATTCTTGCCTTCGTGAAGCAGAAATCTGACTCGTGGAAGAATCTGATTCCACTATGGGCCAGGAAAGCTGGAAACGTACGGTTTATTAAGGCCCAGATGGACTCGTCAGAGTTGTCGACTACTACAATTTCACACTCATAGTTGACCGATTTAATAGCTTCTAGTAGGCTATTAAGGGTCACGTTTAGCAGAACTATGTCGTTTCTGTTAGATATGATTATTGATAGTTTCAATTGTCCCTAGTCATAAGAAAAACTGTTTTAAAAACTCTTTTTGGCATCCTATATTTCTTAACTTTAATCGAATAGTCGTGGAATAAGCTGTTGAGTAGCTTGAGTGTTTCGTTAGGAGATTGGTAAGTTAAGCGAAAATTATACTTAGATATTTCCTCTCTAAAGTAAGATCTAGCCGCATATCTTGACATTTCGTAGCAGTTTATGTCAAATACTATGGATTTAGGCTTGCGAGTCATGTCGCGTAGGTTTTTAAGGACTTTTAGCTGCTCTTTTTCGGTAAGATGGATGAAAACTGCGCTACAGACGATAGATTCTTGGTTATGAGTTATTGGCGAAGTGATGTCTTTGACGAAGACTCGTCCCAGGAACTCTGGGAATTTAGTGTTCATCCTGTTAACCATGTCTTTGGACGAGTCGTAGGCGATGTAGTTGGGTTCGTCAAACTTGGTTAGGAGGAATTCTAGGAATCTACCGAATCCGCAGCCTAGATCGAGCCAGCTTTTTGCGTCTGTAGTGGCAAAATTGAACATTTCTCTGGTGTAGGGAGGGAATTTCCTTCCCCAAACCCTTTCAGCACGACTAACTTGCTCAGCATCCCAGACATTTATAGGTGACATTAGTAGTTCTTCATGAACCATTTGAAGGTGTCAGTTAGGCCTTTTTCTAACGGAATAGGAGCGATTATGTCAGAGTCGATGAATCTTTGCTTGTCTACTTCTCCCCTAATCTTGGGCACATAGGTTATGCGAGGCTTGTAATTGATCAACTTTAATGAAATCTCGGAGATCATGTTGGCTAGAGTGCCTATTCCGGTTAGGATTCCAGTGGAAATGTTACCTATGACCTTATTATAGATGGCAGATACTACGTCGTCTACGTGGATGAAGTCTCGCTGCTGTGATCCGTCACCTGTGACGGTTAGAGGTTCTTTGTTTAGGCAGTTTTTGATGAATCTGGCGACCACACTTTGTTTGTGAGTCGAGTGTGGACCGTAGACGTTTGATAACCTTAAGATGAACGTGCTGAGCGAGTATGATCTGCGATATGCGTAGCATATGGATTCGCAGGACATCTTGGACGCTAGGTAAGGTGACGAGGATAGAGGGGCGCTTAGAGATGATGTGAAGATGAACCTCCTTACATCATTTAACCTAGCCATTTCCAAGCAGTTTAGAATCCCAGAGATGTTTCTCTCGATAGTGTTTCTTGGGTTGACGATAGAGTCTCTGACGTTAGTTTCAGAGGCTAGGTGGACCAGGGTGTCACACTGTATATTTGGAATAGTGACCGATACGTCTGCGGAGGTTAGGAGGTTGGAAGGTTTGTCGGATAGGTCGATTACTCTAACGGTCCTATCTTTGAGTGTTAGGTAGTTGACTAGATTGGTGCCTATGAATCCAAGACCTCCTGTTACCAAGTAGTCGACCATCTTGGCCCTCCAGTCGCTAGGAGCCATCGTCTGTTTCTACTAACCTTCCAGATGCCCTAGCAGCCTCGTATCCGCGTCGCTTGAATTCTGCTATCTCCTCAGCCGACAAGGTCATGTTGACAGAGCGGCTGTCGATCTTGGTTGGGACCCTTATTCCAGATAGCTCGAGCACTATTGTGTCGGCAGTTTCCTTTCTTAGCTTGGTCCCCTCACTTTCGTTGTCCAAGATTTGCCTGTAGATGCTGAGTGACTTTCTGGTCAACTCCATAACCTCGTCGTGGAGTTCTTCATACTCGTCATCACGTGACCTTCGTTTGTCGGATAGGACTTCCATTCCTAGAGAGGAGTTAAGGGTGTTGCAAACAGTCTGAGGATGGATAGATAGCATTCTAGCAATGTCAGTCTGCTTGTGACCAAGTAGGGCGAGGTTAAGTATCTCATGCGAACGCTGCCAGAGCTGCTTAATGTCGAAGCGACGAGAACCATCTTCATTCGACCTCTCTCGTCTCCGATCTGGTTCGCGAACTTTGAATCCGTAAAGTGTGGTCTCGGCAGTTTCCATATCTCACCAAACGAGTTAGAGGATACCTTCAATCATACCCAATTATACCACGGGAATGAAGGTCTGTCAACGAAATTACACGAACATTTCTACGAAGTTGTTTAAATTATTTAAACATCTAACGTGTGTCACGCGGAACGCGTGGCAGTCGGTGTAATTTCCCGATGATGGTAATTTGTCTAAAACTTCTTACAAAATGTGGGGGAGCTAACCCGGGCCGAGATGGGACGAACTACCCCCATCGGCCTAGCGAAAATATATGTTGACAAACTAGTTGGTTGTGATATGATGGAATCATAAACATAGCTCATTGACAAACCATCGGATTGAACATCGGCCTAGAGCCGTGGCTAGACCAGCATGTGTCTAGTTCCGATGGCGTTCATTGACAATTTATGATGGCTAGGTTGGTTTACGACCTAGCCGAGCGCTAGCAACGCAAATCCGGGGTCTAGGCATGGTGTTCACCAACCATCTAGGCGAGGTGAACTATGACCGACAAATTGACTAGATTGAACCGTGACCATTGGATGCTTCCAATAGACACGTTCACCCTGAGGAAAAAGTGCTCGTTCAAACCATCCAAGGAATCTACCGAGTCCAAATCAGTGACGCTAGAAATTGAATACATGGATGCAACTATTCGGTCTCTAGCCGAAAGCACGATGTCTACCATCGTGATTAGGTATCAGAACGGACGAGCTAGGAAGGACTATCACAAAATCACCGACGGGTCTGTAATCAAGGTGAAGTGGCTCAAACCTGCTGCTGCACCTAGCGAGGATCCTAGGTCCGCAATGCTCCGGTCTGCCGTGGCTGCTGGTGTGGACGTGAAAGACCACAAAGCACTAGCGGAGTACATCACACAGCAACTAGCCGCATTTAATGAATAACCTAGAACACCATGTCTAGATCAAACTAGCCTAGTACGTTTGTGCTAGGTTTTTTTATTGTCTATATATTACCATATCGGAATATGGGTATATGGCAATGCATGGCACTTTCCAGTTCATGGATACCTTCTCTAGCGTGCTAGATAGATGGATACTAGAAGCAAATGATCGGGAATTATGGTTGACACTAGGTTGGTAGATGTGATATTGTGTCATTATATCATTGTATCATTGACATATTGTGCGATTGAGTAACGTTAGAGGGGTGTGGGGTTTATTGACTCACTAGTTCATTATAGTTGAGCGTAGTTAATTAAAAAAATAATAATTTACGTACTTCAATAGACTATAAAGAAGAGTATTATTAGGTTGTTTACACTTCCCAACCAATAAAACCGACGCACCTCTAACGTTACTCAATAGGTTAATGTGTCAATGTGTCAATGTGTCAATGAGTATAGGAGGGACATCTATGGACGAATCATTGGATAAGATAGTAGGAGAAGTGTATGGGAAGGTAGGGAGAACTCGTGGGAGGAGATTGATAGTCTGGTGTATACAGGAGTTTTCTGAGTACGGAGCGAGGTTAGAGTGGATAGTAGAAGGAGTTAACTTGGTTATTGAAGATAGATGGTGGTATGATAGTGACCAGAGGGTGTTGAAGGGGGTTAGGGACTATTTACATGAGGTGAGAGGATTGAGTATTCCGCTGAGGATAGGTAGGTATAAAAAGCTTAGATTGGAGGTAGATTATGAGTGACTATGCAGAGAGTAATAGAGTTAGGCAGAGGAGATATAGACAGCGTGTCAGGGTAGAGAACGAGACTAGGGGTAATGCTATGATTATGCCAGTATCGTATAAGAAAGACGTACCCGTGCAAGTATGGATGGAGAGTAGATATCTGGCTACGCTTAGTGTATGGCTAGATGCAAATGAGAGGACGAAGTATCTGAGTGAAGTAGTACAGGAAGGGATTAGGGTGTTAGTAGATCATTTAGTAAGAAGTGGTGAGGTAGATATGGTAGATGATTCAGTGGCAGCTAGAGATATGCTGAGGTGGAAGTATAGGATAAAGTTGGAGGATACTAAGTATGGGAGTAGAGGGAAGAATAATACACTACACAATGCAGTGTTGACAGAGCAAAGGAGAGAAATAGCTGGAAGCGTTGTTAGGGGTGAGGGTAGTAGGGATATGAGGGAGATAGCAGTTCACGAGAGTAGAAGTGAATATGTACCTGATGAAGTGTATGAGAAGGTTACGGGGATGAGTAGAGGAGAGATAAGAGAGTTGGATAGAAAGTTGCAAGCCGAGAAGGTTAGGGACAGGTTACAGAGAGAGCCAGACAACACACCTTTGTATGATCCTAGTAAGCCATATAGGAAGGATGAGGCCACTGTAGATGTTGAGGAGAATGTTAGGAGGATGAAGGAGGCAGATGAGAAGTTGGAGGATATGTAGTTGTTTAAATTATTTAAGCAACTTTAAATGCGTGAGGTTGTTAAATGGAGGTGAAAAAGTTATTGACATCTAATCGAAAATGTGATATGATGTGGTATGATTAGAAATGGGGCGAAACTCACAATTAACTCTAGGAGGTGACTATGAAAACATTGGTGGCAAAAACAGTTATACCTCATCCTGAGCTAGTCGATCCAGTTATTGGCTCTGGCGAGGTAAGGTTTCAGGCCGTGATAGAGGGATTCGCCTGCACGGTTAGAATCCCATGTCACGAGGGTAAAGAGATGTACTACTGGCTGAAACTGTGTAGGAAGACTAGAGAAGGAAGCGTGATGGAAGATTGGACCTAGACAATAGTGACGAGTTGGCTAGTTCATTTCGTCAACTTGTTCATTTCGAGTGCAAAAAGTTATTGACATCTAGTGGTTTTTACGGTATGATGTTCACGTGATAATGGTGGACAGTGACACAACACTAGTTGGTTAAAATCTAGGAAGGAAGGAGGTAGATGAAATGAAGTGTGCATTTTGTGGGGAGGTCACTCACATAACCTGCCGAGATGACCAAGGTCGTCTTTACAACTGCTGTCAAAGTTGTAAGAACGAGAAGGGGTTGAATGTTAGTGTGTGTTATAAAGGTGGAAAGGAGACAGCCGATGAAGTCCAAAGAGCAAAAGAGGATCGAGGCAGAAGAGAGACAAAAGAGGTATGACAGACTAACAGACTCAGAGAAGATTGACCTAGTGAGGTCGAGGAGAGGTAACTCGGAAAGGGAGTTGAATAGATTGTGGAAGAAGTTGTTTAAATAATTTAAACATCTAGGAGGTAGATCATGAAACACTTTATTAAAAGGTCCAACTGCAACAGGTGTGACAGGGCGAATTGTAGTATATATAAGAAGATAACGCCAACCAAGGAATGTAGAATGTACAATCGTCCTAGTGGCACGTTCAAGATGGCCGAGTTGCTGCTGGCCCATCCACAGTCAACCCACGATACTTTGAAAGCAGTTGCTCCTGGCACGCTGCTTGTGAAGTATTTGTAGACCCTTGTAAAGGAGGTAGATCATGTTAGACTTAGAAGACGCAAAGAGGTATATTAAGGAGCAATTCGAGGAGACTGGAGATAGTTCGTGGTTAGAAGGATGGATCTGTGGGTACACAGACTTCGACCACGGCTATCCAGCAGAGGAGAGTGACGCAGTTCATGACGAACTTTTCGATTACCTACACGAGTTGAGGGGACAGGTTGTTATACCTGAGTGGTCGGACTTCCTAAAGGCGTGTGAGAAGATGAGTGATAAAGAGTTGAAGACGGTTCTTGTATCACTGAAAAAGTTGTTCTGTGGAGATTAGGAGGTAGATCATATGAACATAGTCGACTGGGTAGGGGTAATAGTCGCATTGGTAAGTGTGGCATTTCTGATTTTGAGATAGGAGGACAACATGAACAAGAACTACGACGTGTGCTTTCTAGGTGACGCAGCTGACGCAATGGAGTTTGCTGTCAGAGCTGTGGCAAACAAAGTAGACGTGTACTTGTATTATATAGAAGAGCCCTCTACATCTGACATGCACACACTATCATTCGGATGGTATGCAAGGGTGGAAGAGGGTAAGGTGGAACTAGTCATGGGATAGGAGGTGCTATGAAAGAATGGATAGATGAGATGAGGGAAGTGCAGAAGAAGAGGAAGTGGATGTATAAGTGTCCACTTCCTAAGAAGCGGCAGAGAACTCAGGCCCGGGCTGAGAGGCCTGGGAAGTGTAGAGTTTACTCGGAGGAGGAGAAGTTAGTTTATCTCCTCCAAACGTGGGAGGGAGGTGAGTTATGACGAAGAAATGGTTAGGGGAAGCAGATAGTTGTGACATCTGCGAAGGTAAGCTAGAGGAGCATGAGTGGTTCGTAGATGGAGCAACTATGATGGGGCCTTGGGCCCTGATGTGTCCTAAGTGCTTCAGTTCCTACGGAAGAGGCTTGGGGACAGGTCTGGGGCAGATGTATAACTATGTGACAAAAGAGAAGGTAGAAGTGACAGGGAGGTGATAGATGACCGATGACGAACTGAGTGAGTTAAAAGACGCAAAAGCCGCGTATTACACCGAGATACTTGAGCTGAAGGAGAAGATTAAGTGGTTTGAACTAGAGACTTCGAAGCTCAGGTGTCAACTCATATCCAGGCAGCAGGCGTATAGGGAAGCAGACAGGGAGATAGCGGAAGCGACTAAAGTGACCACCTGCCAGCCTGGCCAGAGTGGGAAGAAGAAGTATGGAGTCTGTGGGTTAACAAAAAGACAGCTCTTGAATTTGTTGGAAGAGCTGGAGATGGAAGAGGAGGATGAAGATGAGTAGAGAGGATGTGATAGAAGCAGCATTTCTAATGAGCACGTTGAAGGAGGATATATTAGAGTTCCTCGAAACTAATAACATAGAAGTGACCTCTGACCCGCTATACTCCCGGGAAGGTCTGTATGAGGGAGAAGAGTACTTCTTCATGAGAGGAGGTATTAAACTTGGGGTTAAAAGTTTAATGTTAGCCGAATGAAATGATCGGAATTTACCATTGACAATCATATCAAAGATGTGATATGGTAGTCGTCAATTCCGTCCATTCATAACTAATAACCTATGAAGAAGGGAGAAGACGTATGAAAGACCTCCAGGTAACAGCACAAGTTCCGGCTAACGCGCAGAAGGGTACACCACAGCTTGGGCCAGCAAGTGTCTTGGTGAAGGCACCTGAGAGTGCCAAAGAAGCAATCGAGATGTTTGGAGACGCCGCGGTGCTGTCCAATGCTCTTGCCAACTGGACAGTGACAATTCAATCTACGATCCGCGGAGGCCTAAAACGTGGAGAGACACAAGCCCAGTTGCAAGCTAGACTGGGTGGGTTGAAAATGGGAGTGGCTGCCACGAAGGCAGCCATTGATCCAAAGCAGGCCTGGCTTGCCGCTTTCCAGGCCGCTACGCCAGCTGAGAGGAAGAAGATGCGAGCCGATCTTCTCAAGATGGCGGAGACAATCGAATAGCGGTAGTTCACCTCCTTGGGCGAACCCCTGGGGAGTCTAACCGGAGCTCTCCAGGGGTTTTTAAGTGTCAATAAATGATCAAAGACGAGTTAGAACGGTGATTGGATGAAGTTGTTTAAATGATTTAATTAACTTGTTATATAAGGAGAAAAAGCAATGAGGTTCTACGAAGTATCATTCTTCTGTGACGCAGGAAGTCCACCCAAAGCATCAATCTCTCTTGATCCCTCCGGCGGCTGGCCTATAACAGTCAGGATAACCAGTTCTGGCAAACACTACGAACATCCATGTATTACTCTTTATATCCAATCCGAGAAAGACCTAGTCGAGTTTAGAGACTCCCTCGTGCAGGCCTATGAGGAGCTTAAGGAGAGTAGCTATGACAGCTAAGTGGCAGCGTTGGAAAGGGATAATGAAAGCTTATCCCTTCGAAGAAAAGAGGCTAGCAAAGTGGCAACCTCCCTACATCGTCCAACCTAAGTATGATGGAGTACGGTGTAGGGCAGTGCCACTGGAGAATGGTGACTTCTTACTGTTGTCGTCTGAGGAAAATGTCATCTTCTCCGTCCCTCATATAAACCAAGCCTGTAAAATACAGCTGCCTCACAAGGAGTTTGATGGAGAACTATATTGTCACGGGTATAGTTTCGAGCAGATAGTTTCCATCACCAGTCGAACCACAAATGTTCATCCAGACTTTGAATCCATCCAGTACCACATCTTCGATGTTATAGATGAAGGGTCACAAGCTGAAAGATTGAGGAGTTTGTGGACGGTGAAGATGGATGAACCACTGTGGCGAACTACGTTCTCTGTAGCTGAGTCGTTAGACGACGTGATGAAGGTATATGATAACTTTATCAAGCTAGGATTTGAGGGGATTATAGTTCGTCACGCAGATGCACCCTACGAGCGTAAACGCTCCACGTGGGTGATGAAGTTTAAGCCAAAGAAGGAGGATGAGTATGTTATCCTGGGAAGTGAAGAGGAAGTATCGGCAGACGGAACCCCAAAAGATTCCCTCGGTGCGCTGGTACTTAGAAGTGGGGACGGAGGAGTCTTTCGAGTCGGCACAGGTTTTGATAGAAGAACTAGAGAAGACTTGTGGCGCAATCGTGAAGTACTTAAAGGAAGAATTGCTAGAGTTAAATACCAACACTTAACAGCAGGGAAGGGAGTTCCTAGATTCCCTGTATTTGTGGAGGTGACGAGTGATAGTTAATGAAATAGCCGAAATGGTAAGTGACGCAGACCCATCCGAGATTTCTGCCTTTCTAGCTGCACACGTAGCATTGCTGGCCGTGCATTCCAAAGTGCTAGCGTGTCATAGTGAGTGTCTAGGAATGAATGCAGAGAATATGTCTGCGGCGGTAGCAGACCTTACACCTCCTTATGGAGAGAGTGCTTACATGGAGGTGATGAGGAAGTGGGAACTGGTCGATAAGGAAGGCAGACCGATTATCTGAAAGGAGGTAACAGATGAGTGAAGGACTGTACGAGTTCTACGTGGCAGGAGTGAAGTTCCACGAACTTCATAAGTGTATAGATAACATCAAAGTTGGTGACAGCCTGCCTATGGAGCCAGAGCCGACGAACAAGTACGACCCAAACGCTATCAAGCTTCACTTCGGCGACTTCATGGTCGGCTATGTACCAGCTAAGTTGTCAGCTGACGTGTCTGCAGAGCTGTCTATTAGACCTCTGATCTGTGTTGTCACAGAGGTCAACCCAGCGGAGAAGCCCTGGGCACAGCTGAAAGTGGCCATCTGGCCTGACGAGGAGGGGGATGATGAAGAATGAGCTATTCTGTTCTCGCTGTGGGACTATGGTACGTTCGTCTAGGAAGGCGTTGAAGAACAAGCGTATCATAGTGGAGCTCGTAGATCCGCATGTCTGTGATGCTTCCAATCTGGAAAACATCACTGACGCAGAGGATAGTAAGCCTGTAGCTAAGAAAGAAGAGGCCAGGCAACCTCTCCCACGAATGGAGTTCAGTGACAGGAGACCAAAGGAGCATGTGAAGTCTACGGCTCCACTGGGTATTCTAGAAGGAATCAAGCTCAGGACTCCCTCCGTACCTAAGCATACATTAGATGACATGGAAGGAGGCGACGATGAGGTGTAGGGCTAGTGGGTGCAAGGGGTCTTTGTACTGCATGGATACCAGAACAGACGCTAACCATCATGTGCAGACGGTGAGCAGAAGATACTGTTGCGCTGAGTGTGGGGCTAGGTATATATCACTGGAGGTCCTAAATCCCATCATCTATAAGTTCAAAGATATTCCAGAAGGTAAGCTGAAATCTCTGACTGGAGCTACAGATGGCTAAGGTCTATGTGGTAAACAAGAGTAGTCACGACTTTTCGAGCGCAGAGAAGTATGGTAAGTTAGTCTTCTGCACCGAAGGACGCATGAACCGCTTTGCAACCAACGACATGGTACGCAAGTTTAGCGACGCGATGCGGAACTCGTGCAAGGAAGATTACGTGCTTCTCTGCGCTCTTTCTGTCATGAACGCTATAGCATGTTCTGTGTTTGCGAGGAAGCATGGGACATTGAACTTGTTGCTGTATAAAGAAGGTGAGTACATAGAGCGTAATCATTTGTTTGAATAGTTGTTTAAATAATTTAAACGTCTGGAGGTGACCTATGGGTATTTCCTACAGGACATTGGTTAAGTGGAGAAAGGAAGCACTTCACCATAAAAAGGCTCAGGAAGGAAGTGAGTCAGGTGGAGTGTTGGGAAGTGCGACTGAGTCAGAGTCCTACATCAACAAAGTTCTTCAGATGACTCAGGAACTAATTGACCAGTATATTATAAGGAGAAAAAGCTAATGAGAACGATTGAATGGGAAGGACGGAAAGTCCCAGCATCTTACCTTGGAGATGGTGTATATGCCATCTTCGACGGCTACGGAATCTGGCTTCACGCAAACGACCATCTGAGGCCAACAGATAGAATCTACCTAGAACCTCCAGTGCTTCAGGCACTAGTCAACTTCAACAAGGAGGTGACCAGTGATTCTTGAACATCCTAGTTGGGAAATTCGAGATTCGTCAAAACTGGACGACTGGGATAGATGTCATCGCTACTATTTCTATTCCCACATCCTAGGCTGGCGTCTGGACGTCCCTAGCCACGACCTGTACTTCGGCGAGTGCTGGCACATGGCTAGGGAATACCAGTTAATCAATGGCTATGAGGAAATCGAAGGTGCGTACCAAGTCTTCCTCAACCACTACCGGGAAGTATATCCCGAATCAAGTGACGTGAACTTCCGTCCCAAAACTCCCGAGGGTGTCTATCAGGCGCTGCTTAACTTTGGTGTCACCTATCCATCCGACCTGTATGACAACGAGCTGCTCCGCAACCCAGAGACCAACGAACCTTTCACGGAAATCTCTGGCACCGTCCCAGTTGATGAAAGGCGAGTGTTACACTTCCGAATGGACTCGATACTTCGTCGGAGAGAAGATGGAATGATCTTCTCATGGGATCATAAGACTACGAACGCCAGGTGGATGAATAACTACTTTAGTGATATGACATTCTCACTCGCAAATCAGAATGGAACTTACACTCACTGTCTCTATTGCATCTTCCCAATCGACCAGGTGTTGGGAGTCGAGTTCTGCGGCACCGGCTTCGAATACCTTAGCCGCGGCTCTAGCGCTAGGCCTGCTGGTTACTATTCCACACTTAAGAGAATCCCTGCCTTTCGTTCTCCAGACCAAATGAACGTCTGGTTGTGGAACACGCTGGATAAACTAAACGATATCGACAGGGACATGGACCGCTTAGCACACTCTAGCGAGAACGACCCTGTCCTGATGGCCTTTCCACTAAACCCTGAGGGTTGCTCCAAGTACCGTGGCTGCGAGTTTCACGACTTCTGTCAGCTGTGGCCGAACCCACTTCGCCAGTGTCACGAGCCACCTTATGGGTTTAGGCAGGAGTTCTGGGACCCTCGTGACCGAGACTCGAGGAATAAGATGAAGTTAGAATGGAGGTGATCTAATGCCCTACGACGCAAAGGCAGAACTTGAAAAGGTGAAAAAGCACTACGCCAACGATCCAATGCAGAAGCGATTCTCTGCAATCGTCACTGGAGAAACAAACAGTGGGAAGACCTACCTATTCTCTACCGCTCGCTTCCCTGTTCACCTAGACAGCTTCGATCCCGGCGGGACGAAGTGTTTGAGGAAGTGGATTGAGTCAGGTGACATAGTGGCCGACACCCAGTGGGAAACTGAAGACCCATTTGATCCTAAGGTCTACGCTGAGTGGAAGAAGGTGAATGAGATTAGATTGAAGATCGGATACTTCAATCAATTCGGGACTTATGGAATAGATGGTCTGACAACTTTCGCTCAGGCAGCTATGAACTTCCAACTCGCTTCGAAGGGTAGAGCTGGTGAAGCCCCACTACATCGTCAAGACTACAACCCGCAGAAAGTCGAGATCGAGAATAGAATCCGACGTCTGATGAACCTCCCTTGTGACTTCATCATCACTGGGCACTTAAGGGAGGAGAGAAGATTAATAAGTGTAGATAAATCCAGTGGGGCGAAGCAAGAGGAAGTGACCTATCGCCTCTACATTACAGGTCAAGCAGTCATCACCGTCCCCTTGCTGTTTGATGAACTATACGTCATCGTTGGCAAGGGGGTAAATCCCAGGCGAAGGATGTTAGTTGACTCACTAGGCGAATACATTGCGAGGAGTAGATTGAAAGGGAGTGGGAAGCTGGCTGCTGAGGAAGAGCCCAACATCAAGGCGTTGCTGAAGAAGGTTGGACTGGATTGGGAAGATAAGCCTCGATTAGTTGTTTAAATGATTTAAATACCTAAACGAAAGGAGGTGATGAACTTGGGCATATGCCTGACCGTGGGAGAAGTCCACTTGGCCTACAAGAAGCTCATGAAGTGGCCTATCCCGGAAGGTATGACAACCACTGAGGCCCTGCGAAGCTTGATCACGACAGTGGGCGAAGAGAAGGTAAAGGAGCTTCAAAAAGAGTGGAAGAAGGAAGAGTACAAAGAACTACTAACCTAAAAGGAAGGAGCAACAACTATGTCTCTCACCGATTATAGTGATATTGAAAGGGAAATCAAGGACGCGCCGGAACTTCAGATTCTTCCAGCAAAGAGTGAGGTTAAAGTGCGAATAGTTCGAGTCGACAGTGGCATCATTGACGACGAGGCTAAGAACTCTTACGGCGCCGAGTGGCATTCGGTCACCTACGACGTTCCATCTGAAGTCAACTGTCCCATGTTCAATGACTTCTTCTGGGACCTGAACTCACGTGACAAACTCGATCCCAAACAGTATGCCGCAGCCCTTCGTCAGTTCCGTGACTTCGCTGAAGCATTTAACCTCGACTACTCACGTCCCTTCAGCTGGGAAGATGATCTCCCTGGACTAGAAGGCTGGGTGGTGCTGAAGGTAGTCAAGGACAAGACTGGCGAGTACCCTGACAAGAACGGAGTGTCACGGTACATAGTCCCAAAATGACCCAGCGGCCGTGGGTAACTGGGCCCGAGGCTGCGAAGATTATTCACCCAGATGACTTTCCGTTCTAGCAAGTGTGTGCTGGCAGTGGCGAAATACAGACGCTACAGCGGGTAGGGTATGGCAGCGCCCCGTAGGATGATAGTGGTCATGTCCGTGCAGGTCCAAGTCCTGCCTGCCAGCACATTTCCCAACACCGATCATTTTTCGAAACTTTAGAAAAAATTTGAAGAGACAACTAGGAGATGGCTATGAAAATACTCGTTGCAGGAATAGATGGATACATAGGTTATCCACTTGCCCTTCACTTGTTAAACAAGGGTTACGAAGTCTGTGGCATCGACAACTACTCACGCCGCGAGTTAGTCAAGGCAGCTGGGAGTGATTCACTAACTCCAATCCTTCCAGCACCAGACAGAGAACGACACTTAAGGTCACACCCTAACTTCATAGACCAAGTGGCGAGGGTCAACTTGAAAGACCACTACATGCTGAAGTTTGTCATAGAATACCACAAGCCTGATGTGATAGTTCATCTAGCCGAGCAGCCTTCTGCACCCTGGTCTATGCGAAACACTCCAGCCTGTATTGATACGCAGGTAAATAATGTAGCTGGTACACTGTCACTGTTGTGGGCAATGAAGGAGTACTGTCCTGACGCACACTTAGTTAAGCTAGGTACTATGGGCGAGTATGGGACGCCAGAGTGTGAGATTCCAGAGGGTTCAATCCCTACCCACTGCATGGATGATAAGAACTTACTGTGCCCTATGGCCGGCCTCCCTTTCCCCCGCTCTGCAGGTTCCTTCTATCACCTGTCCAAAGTCCACGACACTCACAATATCATCTTTGCATGCCAGACTTGGGGCCTCCGTTCCACAGATATAATGCAGGGTCCTGTGTTTGGGGTGAAGGTAAGTGGGTCGGAGATGCCTGACGAACTGACTCGCTTCGACTACGACCAGTACTTTGGCACAGTCATCAATCGCTTCTGTGCTCAAGCTATCATACACCACCCGCTTACCATCTACGGCAGCGGTGAGCAGATACGTGGCTACATCCCACTAAAGGACTCCATCCAATGTCTAGCTCTAGTCATCGAGAACCCACCTGACCCTGGGGAATATAGAGTCTTCAACCAATTCGAGAGCCTCCACTCAATAAACGAGATAGCTCTCACAGTCTTCCAGGCTGCTGATGAACTAGGCATTCCAGTCCGCTGCGACCATATCCCTAACCCACGAACTGAAGCTGACAAACACTACTACAGCCCTACCTACCAGGGCCTGTTTGACCTAGGTTATGTTCCAACTACTGACTTCCAGGGTGAGATAACAAAACTTATGTGTGACATTCTTCCTTACAAAGACATGGTAAAGAAGGAAGTCATCATGCCTACTACAACGTGGAGATAATTAAATAATTTAAACAACTGGAGGAACCTACAGTGAGTGACAAAGCTAAGTTCTCCTTCGAAATCTCAGAGGAACAGCGAATCCGTGCCCTTCGCGTGTTCCCTTACTATGGCCAACGAAAGGCTGTCATGTCTATCATCCTCGACGAGATCATGGACATGGTAGACAAGCATGGGCAGATAGTCTTCGGCATTATCCTGGATAGTGAGACTAGCCTCAAGGAGATTATCCCCTCTCTAGCCAGGGTAGAAAGGACGGTGAAGAAAGTTGAAGGATAGAGAATTTCTAATATGGATACATGAAAGACTAGTGCACGCCCATAAAGAGAATCCCTTAGCAGACTACATGCATAAGTTAAGAGCTATTATCCTCAACACGCCCAGAGATAATGAGACTTCTAATATCACAGTATGTTCTGACATTAATTGGACTGCTAGTGGTTGGCTAAGGAGGAAGAGGGAGGAAAAAAATGGCAACCCTTGACGATCTGGGCTATAAATCTATCTCCGACATGAATCAGGACGAGGCACTCGAGCATCTTCGCCAGATACGCTTGAGTCGTCGAACTCCCACCAAACCACCTGCGACACGCAAGACTACATCCAAATCAGTTGCAAAGAAGGCAACGAAGAACCTTGATAAACAGTCTATCAAGGAACTACTAGACATGATAGAGGGCTAGATGATGACTATTGAAGTTGGCAAAGTTGCAATGATACCTATTGATTCAATCGAAGTGGGTGAGCGCGCTAGGCAGGAGCTAGGTGACCTATCCTCCCTTGAATGTTCGCTGAAGGAAAGCGGACTCATCCAACCACTAGCAGTCCAAGACACTGGTGGTGGGAAGTTCCGCCTCCTAGCTGGGGAACGTCGCTATACGATCCTCTTGTCCAACCAAGTCTGCGACGTGCCTGTGCGCATCTACAATGGTGAACTATCAGAACTCCAGATGAAGATCATCGAGAAGGCTGAGAACTTCTACCGAAAGGATATGGAGTACTATGAATACGACTCACTTGTCGCAGAAATTGATCGCCTGCAACGAGAAGTTATTGGCTCTGCGGCACCTGGGCCTGGACATACTGGACATAGACTTGCTGACACCGCAGAGATATTTGGAATTACAGGAGCTTCAGTATCTACTGCAATCAAACGTCACGAGGCTCGTCAGGCCTTCCCTGAACTGTTCGAGAAGTGCAAAACTCAGAAGGATGCAACTAATGTCATTAAGAAGATGGACGAGGCTATTATTAAGCAGACTATAGCTGAGAAACTTGAGCGTGACAAGAATGCTGGCACGACTATCAAGAAACTCGCCAACAGCTACATCCTCGGTGACTTCTTTGAGGGAGTGAAGAAGGTCCCAGATGGTATGATGCATCTGGTTGAGATAGACCCTCCGTATGCTATTGATCTGAAGCATGCGAAGAAGACTGAGAACGAAGGGTTGTATAGACAGACGCAAGATGACTATAATGAGGTTGATGTAGGAGAGTATGAAGCATTCCTAATCAAGACCTTCCAAGAATGCTACCGTGCAATGGCTGATCACTCCTGGCTAATCTGTTGGTTCGCACCTGAACCCTGGTTCGAGTCTATCTATGCCTTCCTCAGAGTAGCAGGCTTCGAATCCACTCGCATGTGTGGCATCTGGGCTAAGCCCTACGGTCAAGCAAAGAGGCCTGAGATGCACTTAGCCAACTGCTATGAAATGTTCTTCTATGCCTGGAAGGGTCGGCCAGCACTTAACAAGCCAGGTAGGTTAAACATCTTCTCCTTCCCTCCAGTTCCAGCTCAACAGAAGACTCACCCAACAGAGCGCCCGGTCGAGTTGACAACCGAAATCTACGACACGTTTGCCTTCCCTGGTTCGAGGGTAATGATCCCCTTTCTCGGCTCAGGTAATGGACTCATCTCCGCCCACAAGCTAGGTATGTCAGCTGTTGGGTGGGAACTTGGGAAGGGGTATAGGGATTCATTCTTGGTTAAGGTTCATGGATTAGATGTTTAAATAATTTAAACAACTGGAGGTTAGCTTGAGAAAAACCTACGTCCCTGGCTACGGCAATCGTGATGCTAGGTTAGCCGCTTGCGGTGAACAGCCTGGCATCCAAGAAGTTCGCGGACGCCCTCCTCGCCCTTTCATTGGCCCAGCTGGACAGGGTTTAGATGAATGTCTAGTAATGGCCAAGATACCCCGCCACGAGATGTATCTGACCAACGTAATTAAAGACCTAGACCGTCCCCTTGAACACTACATATCCATCGACTACCACAGACAGTCTTGGCGTATCTCTGACGAGGGGTGGGAGTATATCCACGAACTCCGTGACGAACTATCAGCACTCAACCTCAACTGTATAATCGCCTGCGGCGCAATACCGTTGGTAGCTCTATGTTCACGAGTTGGAATTGGAAAGTGGCATGGGTCAGTGTTGGAATCAACCTTGGTGCCAGGTCTCAAGGTCGTCCCTACATTTCACCCAGCCACTTTCATCCCACCTAAGTTCAACTTCCTAAACAAGCCTCAGATTGTAGAGGACTTGACGAGGGCTAGACATGAAGCAGAATTCATGGAAATTAGAAGGAGACCACGAAAGATTATTATTAAGCCCAGCTTCGAACAGTCCGTTCAGTACCTTGAATACTGTTACGAAGTCGGTCTCCGTGGGCAAGTCATCGACGTTGACATTGAAGTTATCAGTGGAGAAGTCGACTGTATTTCTTTTAGCTACTCTAGTTCAGAGGCAATTAGCATCCCCTTCCGCGACTCGAGGGGTGATTATTTCACTGTTGAGCAAGAGCTTGAAGTCATGGCTCTGGTTACGAAGATACTCAGTGAAGATCGAGTGGCCAAGCGAGGAGCTAACTTCATCTTCGACACCCAGTTCCTCTTCCACAAGTACGGAATAGTTCCACGTGGTGAACTTCATTGTACCCAGATCGCTCAGAAGATAGCCTTCCCTGACTTCGGCGCTGGCCTGGATCAAGTCTGCCGTATGTGGACTGACATACCTTATTACAAAGAAGACGGCAAGCAGTGGATTAAGATGGGCGCTGGCTCATGGGAAGAGTGGTGGAACTACAACGGTATGGATGTGATAGTTCCTAACGAAGCTCACCCGAAGCAGCTCCAAGAACTAATCAGACAACAGAATCTCGAAACCTACCACCGTCAGCGTAAGCTAATCAAGCCTCTCATCTACATGGCTGAGCGAGGGATTAGGGTTGACGTAGACGAGATGGCTAAATACAAAGAAGAACAACAAGCTGAAGTCGACAAGTGTATAGCTGCACTACATGAGGAAGTGGGCTACGAACTCAACCCCAACTCACCAGCTCAAGTGATGGGATACTTTTACAAGGAACTAGGCCTCAAACCTTATAAGAAACGAAATACTAAAGGCCAGTGGGTCGAGACTTCTGACGTCGACGCTATGAAACGTCTAGCTCGTCGCGGCTACAAGGCCGCCCAGATCATGTTGGACATTCGTAGTCTCAACAAACGTATCTCGACGTATCTGGAAATAGGAAAGGTGGATAAAGATGGTAGATATAGAAGTTCATACAAGCCGGTTGGAGCTGAGACAGGTCGAATCTCATCGGGCGAAACTATATTTGGAGCTGGAGGTAATCAACAGAACTGGCCGAGAGATCTACTGCGATTCTTTCTCTTTGATGAAGGATATATTGGATACAGTATCGACCTCTCTCAAATTGAGAATAGGATCGTCGCCTACGTTGGAGGCGTCTTATCGCAAATCCAGGCATTCGAGTCAGGAATTGACCTCCACCGACTCACCGCCTCAGTTATCTTCAATAGACCTTATGATGAAATCTCAGCGGAGGAAGGATCCTCTACCCTAGGTGACGGCCGACAGAGTGAAAGGTTCTGGGGAAAGAAAGGTAACCACGCAACTAACTACGACGTTGGATATAAGACGTTCGCGTTGAAGAATGAACTAGACGAAGCATCTGCCAAGAAACTCTTGGAACGAATCCATCTGGGCTATCCTCAAATCCGCCAGGGATATCATGCTATCATCCAAGATATGCTGATGAAGAATCGCTTCGTCACTAACCTCCTTGGTCGACGCAGACTATTCCTCGGCCCTATCATTCCATCCCAGACCGTCCCACGTAGTGCATGTCTAGTGACATTCCGAGAGGCTTACGCACAGCTTCCCCAGTCAACTGTCGCTGACAAGATCAACGAGTTCGGAGTAGAATATATCTACTACAACCAATCCAAGTTTGCACCAGTCGAACTACTAACCCAAATCCATGACTCCATAGTGTTTCAAATCCCTCTTTCAATCCCCTGGATCGAACACGCTAGAATGATCCTAGACATTAAGCAGTCATTAGAGCGCCCACTCTACTGGCACGAGCGAGAGATACCTACTCCAGCCGACCTGTCCATTGGCCTCAACATGTTCAAGAAGCAAATGGTAGAACTCAAAAGCAAACAGGTCCCAGGTACACCTGAGATTCTAGCTGACAAACTCAAGGAGGTCTACGGTTGCCTAATCTCACCAGGAAGCTGCCAAACTGGCTAGATGCTTTCATGGAATACACGAAGAATGTCGAGACTGCATCAATCTACCTAAAATGGGCAGGTATAATGTGTCTGGCTAGCGCTCTCCAGCGTAAGGTCAGGGTCCGCTGGGGAGTGTCACTGACATTCTATCCTAACCTGTACATAATCCTAGTCGGACGAAGTGCCACAGGTAAGGGCACAGCTATGCGACCAGCACTCGACATAATCAAGCAGGTCCCTGCCATCAAACTGTCAGCCCAAGCTACTTCCCTCCAAGCCTTAATAACGTCACTCAAGGACAACAACCTAACCGACGTTCATGAAGATGGTTCCATGAGCTTTCACTCATCTATGACTGTCTACTCCGAGGAATTTACAGTCTTCCTTGGATATAAGAACAACGAACTAATCTCAACCCTATGCAACTGGTACGATTGTGAGGAGGACTGGACCTATGATACAATTAAAAGATCGAAAGAGAAGGTGCACGGAGTGTGGGTTAATCTTATTGGTGGTACTACTCCTGACCTTATTCGTAGCTCTCTTCCTCCAGACTCTATCGGAGGTGGTCTTACTTCCAGAATCATCTTTGTCTACGCAGACTGTCCAGATGTTATATCTATCTTTCCCACCGAGAGTCCAGAGCAGCAGTTGCTGTTCGAATATCTTGTACGTGACTTGGAGGCAATCTCGCTTCTGTCTGGTGACTTTAGTTGGACACAAGGGTTTATGGATCTATGGGCCGACTGGAGGCAGCATGACCTGGCCAACCCACCTTTTCATGGCCCAAAGTTTGATGGCTACTGTGGACGGCGCAAGGTTCACCTGATGAAACTAGCTATGGTCATGAGTGCTTCGATGGGAGATAGTAACCTAGTACTAACAAGGGATAGTCTAGAGCTAGCCATTGAGACTCTAACAGACGTCGAGAAGAAGATGGCACTGACGTTCAAAGGAGTTGGCAAGAGTGACATAGCCGACTTGATGTTCAGAGCTAATATGTTCTTTAAGACTTCCAAGTCAGACGAGATACCCTACTCCATGTTCGCTAGGTACTTTGAGGGAGATGCAGACAAACCTACGCTGGATAGAATAACCGAAACACTCGAGGCCACTGGAACCGCTAAGGTTATTAAGAGACCTAGTGCAGATGCAATAGTGAAGATACTTAGGAGGGATGAAAGTTAATTAAATTATTTAATTATCTATCTCCTTCTAGGGAGCGGAGGTATGTCTCCGGTTAGTTCATTGTAACTTTCAAGCTTCTGGATCATCGCACTAATCATGTTCATTCCGTTCTTCTTCTCAGCAGCTTCCTTGCTAAGCCTGGCAATCAACTGTCCGTATCTCCTCTTATCATACGCAGAAGTCGAACTGGCAAGCCTAGCTTTTGCTGTCTCTATATCCTTAACAGTCCTAGCAAGGTCACCTCTTGCTTCACTCTCTACCCATCCAAAGGCTGCAGTGAACAAGGAGTATGCTGGTAGATTATTTCTCAGCGCCCCAGTATAGACCTCCCTAGCCATATCAACGTCTCCGGTTAGTATGGCCTTCTTATAATACTCCATAGCTGAGTACCTAGACATTCCCTTGCTACTCTGCATGAGGAAGTCTAACTTATTAACTTCCACATCTTCCTGCAAGAACTTTCTAACACTTAGTGGGAGGAATGACTTGCCTATGTACTTAACTGTATTAGTAACATACTCTAAACCTCCATTTCCATATAGGTCATCACCTCTATATCCTGAGAAAGTGCTGCCAGTAAACCACTCGACAATCCTCTGTGGCAAAGGGGCTATCTTCCCACCTACCTTAGGCCTAAAATTAACAAGCATTTCGAAGAAGTCCCTAAACTGTTTCCCCCACCTTACATATCTCTCACTTCCATCTTTGTATCTACCCAGGAACAAATAAGTCTTCTTCCCAACTGTGTTACCAAGCATAGTCTTGTCAAGAAATGAGTATTCCTTGTTACCATAGTACTGAGGATTCTCCTTCATATCCTTCTGTCTATACATGACGTTAAGTAGGTTCATCCCCAGACCAAAATACAGGGCGGCCGCAGTCCAGAACTTCAATCCCATACCTCTCCTCAATCCTGCAGTCTCTTTATAAATCCTTCCAATACCAGTAGGAGCCAACGCTTGGCGGGTTGTAGATAATGTCCAGTCCATTGACAGCAGACTCCACGTCAGCATTTGGACTTCCTTGGGAGTGAATAGCATGTTCTCAAAGTTCTGGCCACCAAAGGTGTCATTCACGAACTGGGCTATCTCCCTCTTGCTCTTCTTAACCATTTCAGTAGATAGCTTAGGATCAAGCTTGGAGACTAGTGACTCGTAACCGTACAACTTAAGTGTGTCATGTAGGTAGTTCCAAAGTGCCTTGTCCCAGACTGAGTTAAGTCCTGCAACGAACTTAGTGACTCTATTCCCACCTGGTATGTTCTCAGTGACCCTTGCCAACTCATTCAGGTACCCCTGTACTCTACTCACTGGAATATCGGCGGTTGCTCCAAACTGTAACCCATGCTCTATACCATCTCTAGCAATCTCTTCCTTCTTAAACACATCATACTCGCCCTTGACTAGTGCTTTGTATATTTTAACAGGGTCAAATATCACCTTGGCTGTCTTAACAGGTCCCATTAGAGCTAGGCCAGTCTCACTCAACGCTCCGTGATGGAATAGAGATAAAGTCAGCATAGACTTCTTCATAACTCCATTGATCGCTTCGTAGGCACCAATGATAGGATGATCAAACCTCTGCTCGAATATGGCTTTAAGTGGCCTAACCAGGTCTGGGTGTACTTTTACTTTAACTTCCTTAACAAACTCCCCCTTCCTCTTAATCTGTGTCTTCTTAAGCGGAATCCTTCTCGTCAGAGCTGGGTAGTCAACTTCCACCCAATCAAGTGGGGCATCCTCACTACGTTGAATCAACTTAATCCCATGCCTGTCTAAGTCCAGCAAGGCTTTGAGGTACTTAGTATTCTCAACAGCTCTGTTCCCCACGTTATCGTGTACTTTAATTATCTCTGTAATATCGAGGGTCTTAGGTTTGAATCCTTTCTTAATCCCCTCTTCATATGTAGGAATAAATCTCCTTTCCATAAACCTATCTTGAGTCTGGAACCAGCTGACTGCCTCCGCCTTCTTGTGCCTAGGAATGTCCCACAAGTGGGTCACGTAGTCCCATATCTGCTTGACAGTCATGTCCTTCAAGTTTTCCTTAACCTTCCTAAACCCCGCATCGAAGTGTACCTTCACTTCCTCAGCCATTGGTTCAAGGTATTTTCTATCCCTAGCAAGCACCACTTGTAGGTCAGGCCTTCCAGCCTCATCTGGGATGCCAGTCTTCTCAATAACAAAGGGCGTCACTTCTCTTTGCTTCTTCGTAGTCCTCTGTTCAATTGAGTTTACGAACTTGTTTGTGTCATAGGTTGCTAACCCTAGTTGTGCTGTTCTCTTGAATATAAGTTCTCTTACTTCTTCCTTAACTCCAGTGAATGGGTCAGGAGGTTCGTCCATGACCTTCGTCTTATCTCTTCCAGTTAGTCTGTTGAATATCTCTACTCCTTTGTCGATAGGAATGCCTGCGTGAAGTGTGAATGACGTAGCATCTCCATATATGGCCTTCTGTTCCGTTAGCCATCTGTTATATTCAGATATCTTAGCCTTAGCTTCACCCTCACTCTCAGCCCAGGTATATTCCTTCCACTGCTTATCAATAGGATCATAGCCTTCTATCGGATATAGCCTTCTAGTCTCATCTGCTATTCCTGTCTTTACAACAGCCCCAGTCACTGGATCATGTTCTGTGAATGGAGTCTTTTCAACATAAGTCTTCCGCTCCCCGACTCTAAACTTAATGGCTGGACTCTGGTCCATAGGATTTTCTAGGAATGCAGTGAACTTTCCAAACATTTCCTTTAGCCTCCTAGCCGTTTCCAGTCCTGCCTTGTCTAAAGGAACCATCACATTAAGTTGAACCCCACCCTTGGGCCCTTTAGACTCTTCCCCTTCACCGAACCAGTCTACATCCTCAGCACCCTTGGTATAATAATCTTCTATCTCCTGGTCAGTGACCTTGTCGATGGGCTTGCCATAGTGCTCTTCAATATCTGCTATCCGCTTGGCGTCGGCTAGAGCTTCTGCTTCCTCGGTGGAGATCTTGGGCTTAGCCTCAGCTTTAGGTGGCTCAACTACCCTCTCAACTGGTTTAGCAGGCGCTGGTTCTTTAGGAACATCAGCGAACTTCTTCCACTGATAAGCAGGACCTCCGAATCCTCCTGCGGTTCGTCCTAATTTAGCTCCAGTAGCTGTACCCTCCCTTAAATCATATCCTTCTGCCCTAGCCTCTTCAGCTACCCAGTCAGAAATCTTTCCTGGCTCTAGTACCCACTTGTTTCCTTTCTGCCTAGTGTTAATTCCAAACTTCCCTTCAGATACAAATCCAGATGCTTGTACATTGTCTGGATCTATCTTATTTCTCTCGATCAAATCTACATGATTCTTCTCCTTGCCAGAGATAATTCTGCCATCCTTTAACAATACAGCCATTTCTGGCTTTGATACAACTTCAGTTGGCTCAACTACCTTCTCAACTGGCCTAACAGGTTGCGGTTCCTCTATACTCCTAACCCACCTATCTAACTTACCAATATATTCTGAGAAGTTCAACAGCTCAGAGTATGTCAAGTCACCGAATATCCCTGGAGGGGTCTCACTTCCATCAGCCCACTTTCCAGCATTATCTGACAACTGCTCTATAAGCTTCCTAGTAGCACTTATGTCAGCAACTTCCCCATCCATCCAGCCATTAACCTCTGCTTCCATCCTAGCTATCAACGAATCAGCGTTATCTATCTTGTCGTAGGTAGGTAGGTTCTTGAGATTAAACTTAGTCCTCTCCCTGTCAGTTTGACGGAAGGCAGATTGCTCTGGAGGCGTCACAGGCTCAGGGGCAGGTTCTTCAACCCTAGGCGCAGCTGCTCTTTCCTCCTTGTCGATGAACTTTTCTATCTCAGCATCAGTTACTTCATCTATCTTCTTCCCATACTCTTTCTCTATGTCACTAACTAACTTATCCTCAGCTGCCTCCTCGGCACTAGCCCCATATTCTACCTTCCTACCCTCAGCAGCGTCGATGATGAACTTGTTAGTAACCTCTTTACCTTTCTGATCATACCACTTGTTGCCTATCTTCTCGTAATAGTTTCCTTTCTTAGATGTAAAAGTGTAGTCTGGGTCCACCTCAGCAGGCTTAGACAACTCCTTAGGTTTCTCAGGAGACGTCCGTTCGTTCTTTAGAACCCTCTCGATACTGACAGCCTCCTTAGCAATGTCTTCCTTTGCAAGTCCTATTGTCTCTCTAGGAACTCCCATATCTTCCAACACGTCAGAGGCCATATCTTCTATTGACCTAGAATCAGGCTCCGTTTCCCCTGACTTCTTTATACGCTCTGCTAGCCTATTGATAAATCCTATCTTCGAAGTCTTGTCACCAAGCCTACGGACGATCTTTCCTATCAAACCTCTACCAGCCTTAGACGTCCCACCAGCTACGGGAACCTTCCATAGGAAGTCAAAGGTGTCTACAACATCCCTGGACAATCCCTCTGCGGCTAGCCAGTCGGATAGTCCACGGCCTCCTTGGAACTCGTAAGGTTCGTCTATAGCTTTTGCTACTATAGCATTCTCAACCTCATCTAGCCCAAGGAACGTACCTACGGCAATGGCAGTGGCTATGGGATTAGTATATAACCCATATACTACCCCAGCAGTCATTCCAAGATCAACCGTACTCTTCAACATCCTCCTACCAGTCATTGATCCTGGGAACATCTCCTGCGCAAGCTCGTCGTAGTGCCTATACACAACGTCGGCAGGGAGTCCAGTGACTTCTATCATAGCAGCTATGTTAGCGGCTTTGTCAGGTGAGACGTCAGGAGTGTGGAACCAGCCCCTTATTTTGTCGAAGATAGTTTCCTTACCACCTTGGTACAATCCTACCTCTCGACCAGTAGCCTGAGCTGGTATGGGGACATTAGGGTCGAAGCTCAAGTTGTCCCAGTCGAGAATGTTAGTGGTAGGCTTAGGAGCTGGTTCCTCCTTAGGGCTGAAGTCCAGATTATCCCAGTCTATACCACCACCTGGGAGGTCCTGAGATTGACCCATCTCAACCATTCCAGGATCAAGCTTCTTCATACCCTCTTTAATAGCAGATTCTAGGAAGACTGGCATTAGTATTTCCCTTCTATAGGAATATAACCGTACTGTCTGTAGAACTGAGATTTGAGTTTGTCGATCTTACTCTGGTCTCCGCCAGCAAGTTTGAGGTATTCGAAGTATCTTCTCTCGATACCTTTGAACTCACTCCTGGCCCTGGTCTCAGCCTCATTAACTGCTACCAGTGGGTCTACTCCCTGGGCCTTCAAGTCGGTCAGGATTTCTTGGGCCCTTCTATGCGCGCCTTGTAGTTCAGGAGTGACAACCCATCTGCCAGTTGGATCTTGGTGACCAAACCTATGCTCAACATAGTCAGCAGCATTCTTCCAGTTCACTGGAGTTGGCTTAGGCTCTTGAGTCTCACTAAACATCTCAGTCCATTGCTTCAATATCTCAGGTGGAGGAAGCTTTCTATGCTGTTCATAGTAGTCAGCTATAGCAGCCCCCATTGCAGTGGTTGGGAGCTTATCCTTGTTGTCAGTTTTCTCCCAGTCACTCTTTGACATAGGCTCCCTACCTAGTTCCCTGGTAGCCAGCACGTACGAAGCGTATTCTCTATCCTTTGGAGCTAGTGCACTGTACTGCCTTAGAGTTAGGTCTCCATAGCCAGGAACACCCTTTACAAATGGAAGGTCTCGTGCGTCAGCCTCGCCAGGAACAAGGGCCTTCCGCATAAGCGCACTCTTGTACATCATGTCTACGAGGTCAGTCCTCTTCTGCTGCTCCAAAGCTTCGCTACCAAGTTTCAACCGAAGTGCCTGGGAAATATCCTGAGGCGTCAGCCCTGCTAGGTCGGCACCTGAAAGGTTACCTAGAGGACTAGAAGAAGGGTTTATGCCACCTGCACCTCCACCTCCCATCATGAGGAACATAGCCATTAGTTGCTGGAGCTGCTGGGGGGAAATACCAGTTTGGGTAGGAGATTGCACTAGTGATCCAGCCCTAGCTTGTGTGGTAGGATCCTGCGCGTTAGGCGAGACATTGACTGATTGGCTAGGGACATTTATCTTCATCCCCTTTGAATCCATAGTCATCTTCTCACCTTCCTGGAAACTCCCTCCCAACATTCTCTGAAGAATCTTCATATAGTTTCTAGCAGAAATGTTCTGCTGAGTTACCTCATTAACTGCTGGGCCTATAGGTTGGCCAGCCGAAATGGCAGACCCAGCTCCACTTAGGTACTGTAGCAGTAACAAGTTCTCAAGAGGATTAGGCATCTTTGTTTCTCCCAAGTTGTTTAAATGATTTAATTAACTAAAGCAGCCCAGAGGCTGCACCCAAGATAGCACCACCGATAGCTAGTAGCCCAACAGGGCCTCCTGTAGCCATCCCAACCATAGCTCCAGCCGCAGCGCCTGTCATAGCTCCACCGATCATAGATTGCGCTGTGGAGGGCTCCTTCGACTTTGGAGCTGCTGTGCCACTACCTATAGACGCCAGTAGGTTAGCACCATACTGGAACAACTCCAAATCCCACAGAGCGTCAGCTTCGTCGATCTTAGAATTAACATCGTATTGTTCTTTCTTTGCAACTATCTTGATCCGATAAGCTTCAGCTAGCATCTGGGATACTGACTTTTGGTATTCCAACTTCAATTGGATTACCCTGATAGCATCATCGCTGAATGACTTATTGCGTAGTGTTCCTCTGTATAGTGCAACCTGTCGATCCTGACCTTCCTCTAACAGTGCTCTGCCTATCACAAAGGCACTTGACACTACCATGTTAATGTCTCTCATTCCAGCTTCGAATCGAGGAAGTACTTCGGATACCAATCTAGCATCCAAATCAGCTGCGAATGCATCTACCTCATCATCTATCCTGGTGTCATCGAGGATGCTAGCTATAATGGTATCCAGGGTAGTGCCAGAACTAAGCAGTGTCACCATTGTTTGAAGGTCATCCTGTGCAGATATGATCTCAGCTATGTCACTGTCAGGATCGTATGCACTTAGGACAGTCCAAGGTGAGTTACCAAAAGAGGCATTCATGGCGTCAGTGATAGACATGGTAAGGGCGTCAGCACCACTGTCGTTCAGCGCATCACCATGCCAGTCTTTCATATAGTCAGGATAATCAACTATACCAGACCCGCCTCCTCCACCACTAGATCCCTTGCCCATCTTTATTCTCCAGTTGTTTAAATGATTTAATTATCTTGTTAACGTCAAAGGATAGGAATGTATAGCTGACATCCCCACCTAGCGCTTTAACCAGATCCACGACAAATCCTACGTTAGTGTAACCAACTACCTGCTGGCAGCCTTGCGCTTTTGCGTATTTAGATAATGCAAAGATACCTTCTAAGTAAGACTCCTTCCCAACATCACTGTATCCATATATGCAGTATATCAATAAGTTCTTCGTATCAGATGAGTCATCGTATAGTATCTTTGTGAGAACTATTCCCTCAAACTTATTAACCTCACCCTTCACATACGAAGCCCATACGGCTATCTTTCCACTCAAGGCGGAAGTTAGAATCCTATTCATCTTGTTAGGATTCTCTCCCACAGTGGGTGGAAGCGACTGCTGTACCGCATAAGATATAACGTCCCAGAATCTAGAAATCTGATCTGGAAGTAGCTTAGTCAACATAAGACTGTCCTCTAGGAGGCGGTGCATAGATTCCACGCAGCCCGCGGAGATCTGTCATTTTGTATCTGGCCTTTATGTAACTTATATTGGTTCCTAAGTAGGTTGGGTCAAATCTAATTTTCAATCTGAATGCGTTACCTGATGCAATAATAGATGCGATACCTTGAGAGTTGAGAGGAACGAACTTCGTCGACTCATAATGCATCAGGTCGTAGGTATAGTCCACCGCAACCTGCGGGTCCATAGCAGTAAATATGTCTGACTCCATTGAGAAGATAGTTTTCTGCCCTCCGTAGCCGAAGTTGATTACCTCACTGTTTATTTCAGCTAGGTAATTATCTTCCGCATCAGGAAGCATGTAGGTGTTACCATTTATACTCCACACAGCGGAAGGGTGTTGTGGGACCTCTGACATTCCATAAGGTGAGAGTAAGAAGGTCTTCTCACTGTTCCCTATATAGTAATCCTTATTAGCCTTGTCGTAAGTTATTATAATATCTTCCCCATCCAGCTCCTCGATGAACTTCTTGTACCCAAGTTCCTTAACTCCCTGTCTGGATACCCCATAGAGTCTATGGTCACTTCCTACGTAGATCTGTCCATCCAAGCTACCATTCATAGCTCCTTGGTTAATCAGTCCGACGTCACTTAGTTCGTCAAACCTGAACGTCGCAGCTGGAGAACCTACTGGAGTCATCATACAGATTCCCTTAGAAGAGTATCCGATAACTGAGTCACCTAACCTTCTGGCATGGTAAACTTCTCCTCCGTAAGGACACCTACGAAATCCGGCTTCGTTGGTTCTCTCTGGATAGAAGTTTAGATACCCTATCCTAGACCATACATAGAAGGTCTCGTCTAGCGACTTCCACCCGTTAACTACATTCCCACCTACAGCCTGACCCTTGAAGTTACATATAGTCCTGATCAACGGAATGTTGTCACTTCCAGTTATCTCTCTCCAATCCCCAATATCAGGGTCCCAGTAGATTATTATAACTCCATTAACCATTATAGCATACGCGCCGAAGTCGGCTACTTCCATCAGCGTCCCCACGCCAAACGTCAGAGCGTCGATTGCGAAGATCTCTGTTACGGTAGAGTGGTCGTCACTTACTATATACACTTTATCTTCATGCTGGAAGACTGAGTCCCTAACAACCAAGACATTGTACCTTTTTCCACTAATAAATTGCGGAAAGGGCCAGTTGTAGTATAGATCAGTGGCAGTGGGTAGTGGGTTATTAGATCCATCATACAGCTCTGGCTGGCCCTTTCCACACCTGAATCCTAGGAGTTTGGAAAGGAAGTCCGAGTTAACAGGAGTTACGTCTAGAGGACTTAGCCCTGCCCTAATAGCATCATATATGGTAAGTTCAAGTTCCCTCACTTGGTTTTGAACCTCCTTCTTCTCTCCTCCAGGAACGTTCCGTCCTGAGCTGAGTGGTGAGACTTCTTCGTCTTAACTTCTCCAGCGTGACTCTTTCCGCCTTTGAAGCAGACGTGAACATACTTTCCGCCCTCAAGTTTCTTGGTCCGAACTCGGCCCCCTTGGGCAACTCACTTGTTAAATGCTGCTGGCATTTGCTACCTCCTATCGACCGACAGGGATGGCCACCTCATCTGCTATTGTTCTTCAGTATCATCTTGACTCTCCAGCTCGTCGATCAGGAATTGTTTTATATCTGCATCCTTGACTTTTGGAACCCAAAGGAAGCACATCCAGACCTCCGTGATCTTATCCTCAACAGATGTGGGGTTCAGAGAGATTGTTAGTCTGTCACCAGAATTGACCAAGATATCTGGCTCGACAGTGATTTCCTTCTTCTCGATCAGATAGCTCTTTGTGGTTCCAGTCTTGTTACTTTCTATTCTGATAGTTACCGTAACTCCTTGTTTCAAGGTGTCGACGATAACTATCTTACCCTTAGCTATCTTCCCTCCAGATGCAAACATGTACTTGAGTACGTCACCTTTGACGTCCTCCCCTGCCACACATCCAGAAATTGGGTAAGGAGAGAGATATGCTTTAGCTACGCTAACTGATCTACGAGCTAGCTTGGACACAGTCCTTTCAATAAAAGATATTCTTTTCTCATCTATTGGAGAATTACTGACGAATATAGGTTGTCTCATCATCCCTCCATTTGATCAACTTCGGAGATTATCTCTTCAACAAGGTCCATTCCTAGTTGTTTCATCTCGACTGCTATTGCAGTGTCCCAGTCATTAACTCCCTGTCTGTTCCTGTTGAATACCTCAGTAAACCTCATAGCAGCCATTACTAGGAGTGAAGGGTTGTTAACTGACCAGTGGTTAGAGTCATTGTCGTTAGATAGTTCAGCTGAATAGAATAACCCTTTGATATCAGCCACTATTTTTGTGTCAGTAGGTACATTTATCAGGATAGAATTATATTCGTGAGAGGGCCCAGACGGTATATCGACCCATCCTAGGAATGACTCTAAGTCAGCCAAGTCAGCGTTAGCAGGAGAGTATCTAGTTAGTGCAGGAGAATAGTATGCTGGAGTTCCAGTAGTACGTTCTCCTGGAAGGTCAGCCATGTAGGATGCTATTAGGTCCTGCAGACTTATCTTAACAAGCTGCCAACGCTCTGTGGTTGATGCGACCCAGACTTCCTTAATCGCGCGGCAGTAGGGGAACTGCGCACTGAACCCTCCTACATTGATAAACCTAAAACACGAGGCCCAGGATTTCTGAGTTTCATCCAGGCGATCAAGGAACTTCCTACCCTCGTTGATGAAGAAGTTAGCCCCATTGTCGCTTCCGTCCTCGTTAACTAAGTCGAATCTTCCTGAGAGGTCTCTGAATTTTCTTCTAAGCTCTAGTAAGTTCATCTCATCACCAGATGTTTAAATGATTTAAACAACTATGGTACGTAGCAGTTTGCGTCAGTTGAAGGGCAAATAGCTACCCCAGAAGGCCCCATAGACATTCCCATCTTTTGTCTGTCCAATCCTGCAATTCCACCAGATGGTCTCTCGTAAGCACCTATATCAGGAGCGGCACCAGTTATATATTCAAATCCTGCTGCGTCCTTGAAAGAGCCCCAGACGTGTATCCCATCGACTGGAATACCAGCATCAATAGCTGGCGAGCTAGGACTTAGACTAAGATCACATATAACTACTCCACCAATAAGTTCACATGGCCTAGATAGTACAGGGTCTGTAGACAGTGAGTTCTGGTCATCACTCGGAAACTTGGTTAGATAATTCGCCCATGAGCTGGACGTATAATATAGTTCCCTCGGCGTAGCACCACGTCCAACTTTGAATTCATCAATGTCATAAGCCCCTGGCGTGTTGTATGCAGCACCACTGTAGTTTAACCCTATATAGACACGCATGTCTGCTACACCAGCCGTGGAGCCTGTCTGACTCGTACTAGAATATTCTACGCCATCGACAAAGAAATCAACTAAGTTCGTCGCCTGATCCCAGTAAAGAACAAAGTGGTGCCACTTTTGTAGGTCAGTATCAGATGTAAAAGCAGCTGTTTGTAGAGTAACATTAGTCCCACCAATAATGTGCTCAACCTGGAATTTGTCATCAGTTGAATTATAACTAATTCGAATGCGGTTGTTGTCATTGCTATAGTAAGCACAAAACAGCGTTTGATATGTTGATACATTGTAAGCGAACGTAGGACGTGCCCAGATCTGTACAGCACCCTCATACCAGAAACCAGAATTTATGATATCTGCATCATTAACCTCAACATAGGCAACTCCAGTCCCTCCACTCCCAGTAGTTAGTGCACTCCCATGAATCCCAGACGAGACAATATCACCAGAGACAATTGTTCTAGCAGTATTGTCTGACGTGTTGCGCCAAGTTCCTGCATCTCCTGCTGTTGGACAGTTATGACACTCTATATCATTTGCTACTGCTGATGTGCCAGCGGCATCATCTAGCTGGAAAACATTATCGAAGAGCGATGCAGCATCGTACTCACGCATTAGAAGTGGTACTTTTTCAGAGTCGCTAGAGAAATACAAGTTATAATCCAATCCGTAAGTAGAAATGTCATCTCCGAGTTTTATTCCACCGTACTCATGATTATAGAAGATATTGTCTTCTGCTGTTACATGTTCTGCATATCCGTTAGCCCAGTTTATCCCTATAATATTGCCATAGAATGTATTGCCAACGATTAGAGCGAAATCAACACCTGTGCCTTCCAGATATCCTCCAAACTGAATAGCCGCTCGTTGGCTTTGTGAGTAGAAGCCTGCATCTATGCCTTCTCCATTGCCACAATTTACAAACAGATTGTTATTGATGAATATATCTTTGTAATGATCGACGCCCACTTCGGCCGTGGCCGAAGTCGTAAAAATGCCAGTGTAGGTTACATCAACAAGCTTGTTATTGTTGATCCTTATATTGGTGCCATACATATTACTTTGAACGTTAGTAACAATTCCGCGTGTCCTGCCGCTTATGTAATTGTTTGAGATAACAACATCCTTTGAATTGGCGACTGATATCTGCTCATGGTCCATATATCCAGCATTAGTGCACTGATATGCACCGCTATAATATCGGCAAGTTGCGTAGTACCACTCTTTGCTAGAAGAGCTATTGACTATACCTCCATATGTAAAAGTATTACTGTCAATTAACACTCCTGTTATTTGCTCAGGTCCGTAACCAGCAGGCGCCGTCACAGCTCCAAGACTAACGTAGTTAAAATTGCACCTCTGCACAATAATATCATTGACTGCATTAGTATTATCTGGTATAACGTAGAAAGCAGTCTTTACATTATTGAAGTTGCAATCTTCAACTGTAATTTCATCGAGTTGGGCAGTTGTCCCAGGGAACTTCAGCGCAAACATCATCTTCTCAAAATTTAAGTGGGAGAATGTCACATAGTCCACATCAGTAGATATATTTATTGCACTGTGCCCATATCCAGTTAAGATATGACTCCCAGGTGTCCCAGATGTTGGTTTGTAATAAAGCACACCACCTGAGTACGCCCAATTCTGATTGGCTCCCCATAGGGTGGAATCAGTTGTGTATCCGTAGCCCAAAGCTATACTATCTTCAAAGAAGGCATATGGCTGCGATACAGTTAAAGTGTAGCATCCATCACCATCAGGGCCAGCCCACCCAGTATTTGGAATACTTTGTAACCGATTAAGCGTAGGGGGATTAGATGTATCGTAGGCTGTGATGGTCGTGATATTACCAGCTGATCCTCCTACAGTCATAGCAGTGTACTCATTATTGAAGCCAGCAGTTGAAGAGATGCCATTGTCAGGGTCGAGGAACACGTAATCTCCAGGATCAACACTCGCCCAAACGATGCTTGCTAAACCATCCCAGGCAGTAGCATAAGACGTTCCATCCTCTGCCCCATACTCTCCAGTAGCCGGTCGCACGTACCAGTACTTAACCACAGCATCTGCTGTAGAAAAGGAGATAAATACTGTCAAGATTATAGCTAGCGATAGTATTCTTCTCATCTAATTCGTCTCCAATCTACCTTCTATATAATATCACAACCCTAGCATCAGCACCAGTGTCTATAGAACTGTCACTATAGTCTAGTACCAGGGTAGCCCTGAAGTCGGGAGGAAAGTATTCTATCACAGGATCAAGGCTGATGGTGTTACGCAGGACCGTTATCACCTGACCAGCATCTGTGGATAATTTGATCGTGACATAGTCAGTGATCGCAGATGGATAGAATTTAATAGACCACACTCTGACAGGAGTGCCTGTGGTGTAGTCAGAGTCTATGTCAGTTATAGTTACTCCATACAACGTAGTGACCACTGTGTTAGCAGCCATTACTTGGACTGCTAGGAAGATCAACATCAGTGCTATAGCAATCTTTTTCATATCTGTTTCCTTAAGATGTTTAAATGATTTAATTAACTGGGCCTAGCCCATTCTAGGCCCAGTCGTCGGCCGTGGGAGGAGGTTAGCTACAGGTCGTTATCCAGGCCAACTCCGTTGAGGACTGCGCATTTCTGCGGTAGTCCAAATTCAAGTCCAGCCTCCGTCAGGAACTCCTCATTCAGTCCGTCAATCCGACGCTGACCGTAGCCAGATGGGTGAGACTTGGAAGAGCTCTCACCGTAGAACTGAGTGTCGTCGATGTACTTGTACTCAAGTTCCTTCGGCTCAAGAATAATCATCATGTTGCGAGTGGTTGCGTCGAAGCTGAACAGCGGATGAGTTTTCATGTAGATCGAACCGAACGGAGTGACCCATTCCCTCAACTTCATCCCATACATGGAGATTCCAGGTTGAAGGTTCATCTGACCCTCAGCCATAGCGAGGGCTTCGATTCCGAGAAAGGCCCCAGAGCCTGCCAGGCAGAGCTTCTCTTCAGCTCCGTAGCGGAAGATTTGCTCCAGGTAGGCACGAAGCCAGGTTCCACCACCGCCTGCTGCGTTCCAGGCGAGGCCGGCGTAGTCAGCGTTCAGGGTGTAGTCGTCACAGTTGGCAGCAGCAAACTGGCGGATGAAGTTGATGACGCCCATAGTGGTTCGTTCGGGCTTTCCATTGTCTCCAATGTTGCTAGTACGAATTCCCCACAGGAACGACAGTTCCATTTCCCAAGAGTGCATCTCAAGAGCCTCGGACTTCGCCTTCTGATATGCATCAGGAGTGCGGAGGGAGGTCTTGAGGGCGGTACGAGTGAGAGAAAGAGGCGTACGCCAGATTTGGGTATAGTTGTATACCTCGGATGGATCTAGAGCGATTGCATCAGGCATCTCGCCGCCTTCAGGGTTCAAGTTACCGATGATCTTGAAGTTGTCACAGTGTTGAAGATCATGGTCGGGAGAGTTGTCGTCAGCCTCCAACAGCTTCACGGCAAGGACAGAGTTGGTAGTTCCACGATGAACTTCGGTGATCTTGCCGTTGACATCTACTCGCCAGTCAGACTCGTCACGGAGAAGGATTTGGTGACCCTGTCTGATTCTGTTAGCAAGGACAGTGGTGACTTGAACGAAGACCGTGTCACCAGCGACTCCGCCCCCGGCGTAGGCGACGGAGAGGTCGGCGATAGTGTAGACGCCTGCTACTGCTCCTTGCACTGTGGACTGGACTTGAGTCCACCAGTGGAACCGAGGGTCGGTTACGCGAGTAGATCCCATCATTGAGAGGATAGCGGTTAAAGGAGCCATTCCGTTTGGGTACAGGTAGAGGATTTGCTGTCTCCAAGATTCAGGACGCTGGTCGTCTACCCAATCCCCTGTTCCACGCATTCCGAGAAACATAGTTGTTTCCTCCTATTTGAAAGATAATTAAATGATTTAATTATCTGTTAAGGGTTAAGGTTATGCAGCCTCAGTGGTCAATAGAGTCGTAGGAGCATGACTCGTACCAGGAGGTGAAGTTGTCGCCATTCCAGGCCATCCAGGCTCCCACATCGGGAACCAGCAGAGGCCGTCACTGTAGAGAAGGAGGCGGTCGCACTTGCCATCCATCACTATGTCGCCAAGCCAGCATTCACTATCGTCGTTGTTGTCTTCGATAGTGATAGTGTTTACAGCGTCGGCGTTTCTAGCTACGATACTGTAGATACGCCCCTTGGCTTCGGCGACAGGAGGAAGTGTGACAGTGATATTTCCACCACCCTCCACATCGTTGCTTGGACGAAGTACATAATCCCGAACAGACATTTCATAGTCTGCGTTCACTGGATCATGATACTTGTCCACGACTTCCTTGTCGTGTTGCGCGAATCTATCCTCAAGCATTGGTTACCTCCAGTTATGGTCGGACAACTTTGTTCATTGCCTCGATTTCAGACTGCAGTGAACTAGTGTCCGGTTTAGGTTGTTGGACTCTTCCACCTTTCTTACGAGGCAAAGGTGGAGGGTTATCTTTGTCAACAGATTTATGTTGAGTAGCTTCGTGAACCAGTTCTAGTCTCTTCCTAGCCTCCTTTCCAACCTCTGGTAGAATCTCGTCGAAGGTTTTATCTGGATTAGCCGCTGAGATTTCTTCGAACACAGCAGCGACGACTTTCTTGAATGGTTTTAGGTCTTTGTTGCTTTCGTAGAACGCTTCACTCTTTTTTAGCAAGTCAGCTTGGATGGCTACGTTGGTCTTGACTATGTCAGGGATTGACCTGAGGGTAGTCTCGCTTCCCTTTCTGATTTCATCTCTAGCTGTCCTTACTGCTTTGGAGTAGATAGAGTTTAGTAGTTTGTTGAAAGCAGATGGGTCACGTGAGATGTCCTCCAGGTCAGTGTCCTTGAGAAAGTCCTCTTCGGAAATAGGTGGATCGGTAGAAGGAGCTTTCGTCGAAGGTGGCTTTGTGGCTTTTGGTTTTGACAGTTCGTCCACTCTCCTCTGAAGAGCCTCGACTTTATTTTTGTACGTAGTTAGTTCGTCCTCCACTGGCGGCTCAGTGGCAGGGGCTTCCGTTTTAGGAGGCACGGTTAGAGTATCAACGTCTACGATCTCCTCAGCTGGAGGGTCGGTAGATGGAGACTCAGGTGCCTCTGTTATTGGTGGATCTGTTTGTGAAGTGTCGAACTTATTCAACGAATCAAGCATTTGACCTATCTCTTCTTTTGTACCCATGCTAACCTCCATTAGTTAATTAAATAATTTAAGCAACTATTTCACGGAAATAGTTCTGTACAGCTCTTTCCAGTATCCATCGGATGTAGCACCAGCGTCACCACCTACGTTGACCAGTGCTAGAACATCATCCTGTTGTGGGTCGAAGTCTGACAGAGCAGGGAGGTGGTTTAGGTAGAACTCACCATCAGCTTTAGTGCCATCGGTCATGTCTATGTTTGCATCTTGGAATACGAAGATCTTGATCTGCCCCTGGGTTCCGCCGAGGATGGAATCGAGGGTAGATGCTCCGTCTCCAGAGATGATTACTACTTCGATACTGTAGTCATCCAGCTCAGTTCCTATTGTTAAGGAAGTGGTTAGGGCTGGGACTTCCAGTTCTGTAACTCCCACACCACCAGCTCCAGATATAGCGTTTATGGCGGCTCTGTCTTCTCTGATATAAGAAGCTATCTCACTCACTAGCCTCTGGTCGTTCGGCTCGTTCGCGTTCAAGGTCATTTTGTTGGTCCTCCACTATACCGATTAATGTGTCAGGCATAGATAAAAAGTAGTCTACAGCTTTAACTCTGCCGTTTAAGTCGCCTAGGTGAAGAAGGACTGACGCAGTTGAAGGATTGTCAGAGGCTGCGTTGTCTACTATCGCCTTCATCTCATTGTCGAATCCTTTCTTCCATGCTAGTAGCTCGCGTCTAAAATCTTTCCAGAGGATAGATTTCTTGAACTCCTCTATGTCCCCTTTTGTAGAAAAAACTTTCGGCTTTTCCAGTGACATTATCGTGCTCCTAGTGGTACTATATTACCACGCTGGGCTTGATCCATAGCTACTTCATCAGGAACAGTTTGGACGCCAGTGGTTGAAGCAGTCCTTCGGAAGTCTTCTACGTTCTTAGCACCTAGTTGCTGAGCTATGAACATGAAGATCCTGAACACATCGAATTGTTGGTATAGTTCAGGAGTGCCAGCTATGGTTGTGAATAGTTGGATCCAGGCTTCGGAGAAGTTGCCACCTGGGATTGATCCGTCTCTTACGATTGTATCGTAGCTTACGGATATGTCGAAGGGGGTTACTGACACATTAGGCTTGCCGAAGGTGTTTAGGAGTTGCTGCTGGTATCTGCCGGCTACTCGGACGAACGCTTCCTTTGTCATATACTGCTGTGCATGGACAGCGAACATAGTTCCTATGTCCTGCATGAATTGCATACCTATGATCATAGCGATCCGTTGTAGGCGGCTGATGGCAGATCCTCTGGTTCCTTGGAACTCGCTCTTTGTTAGTCTCTCAGGACCTCCGAGTCTAACCATTCCCTGCATAGACTGATCAGCCCCAGAGATGCGATCCATCCACTGAGTAATGTAAGCACTGTCACTAATATTAAGACGAGTAATGTCTTGTACAACAAGTTGCTGAACAACCTTATCAACTCCATGTCCCCAAGCGGGCCTCCTTAAGCGGATTAGTTTCCCAGGTTCTGGGTCCTTTAGATCATTGATGTTGATTAAGTATGGGTCAACTACTAACATGTCGTTTATGGACTTCCTGACGTTAGCGACGTGGCTGTTGAATAGGAAGTCTAGTGTTCCCTGGAGTCCGTATAGTACTTCCATTCTTCCTAGAGGGGTTATGGAGTATCCATCGTACTCAGGGCTTGCTACTGCTATAGGATACATCCCGTGATGGTGGTTAGCTTTGTGACAGCTAGTGATTATATCGTCTGCTGATAGGGAGAAGAACCACTTCTCCGGATACTCACTGTCGCCTAGCTTCCAGTCTTTAGGGATTAGGTTGACATACATCTTGATTGTGTCAACTGGATTTAGTGACATAGTCATTCCGTGCCTAGCGTCGGATGATCCTCCGTGTTTGAGGTTTCTGTCGCTCTGGTCACGGGATAGGGATGATCTCTTGTCCTTCTTTTCTTTGACATACTTGACGTTGAATATAGTTCCTCTTGACTGTGCTTCCTCCGACAGCAAGTTCATGAAGTTATCCCTGTCAACCCATCCTACGAATTCTCCATCTTGGACGTGGTCGCTGGAGACAGATGGGTCAGGGAGCCACATGTAGGGGTCTACGTTCGAGAGGTCATTTCCTTCGAATAGTAGGGATTCGACAAAGTTTGTGTAAGACTGTTGGGATTCACCTAGTTCACTTTGGGTGATTACAGATGACTTGACAGGAGCCATTCCATATACTTGTTTCCATCCAGGTAAGCCGATTCCTACTCCGTAGGCGAGGGAGTCTCTAATGACAGTGTGTACGGCGAGAGGGACTTTGGTCTTTATGCAATGTAGGCGGATTAGTAGTTCTAGCAACATTGCTCCTATAGTGTCATCATCTTCCACACCCTCGTACTGGAACATTGGGTCTTGAAAGAACGCCATTGACATGTAGGTTAGCAGCGCTTCAAGCATG